GAAGAAAGATTTCGTAATATGATTGAAGCAGGTTTGAATTGTCGTGTAATTTGGCCTGAACGAATGGTAACAGGAGATTATACACAAATTTATGAAACCATTCAATGGTTGGGTTTAAAGTGGAATCCAAATATTCCAAAAGTTATTGATCCATTATTAAATAAAAGTAGGGAGGTATAATATGAGAACAACTGTTGATGCTGTAATTAATATTCTTGATGAAACTACATTAGATGAAGAAGTTATTGAAGGTTTTATTAATAGTGCAAATGTTTTTGTAACTTCTACTTTAGGGACTAAAAACTTGTCAGCAGAGCTGCTGACCAATATTGAAATGTGGGTAGCGGCTCATATGGTTTCTGTAACAAGGGAAAGAGTGTCTAAGAAAGAGGGTGCGGGGGGTGCTTTTATAGAGTATGCAGGTCAATGGGGAGAGGGCTTGTTAGGATCAGCTTATGGACAAATGGCAGTAACCTTAGATCCTACCGGGACACTGGTTAATCTTGCCAAACAAAAGTCCTCAGCTTGGACTTTTGCAATACCTAATTTCGAATAAAATGGCAACGTATAAGGGCATAGAAAAAGTAGTAAAGCGGTTTTGTGTTGAAACCGCTGTCTATTGGGGGAATCCGCAGAATGATGGATTTGGAGGATACACTTTTGATACTCCCATTGAAATCAAATGTAGGTGGGAAAATGTTCAAGAAATTAACTTTGGGTGGTTTTCATCTGGATTTCCTGGAAATATGTTTTTGTCAAAAAGTTCTGTACTTGTTTTGCAGGATGTAGATTTGCAAGGGTATTTATATCGTGGAACTTTGTCAGATTTAAGTAGTTATGATTTAACACGTCCTATTGATATTCCTAATACTGCTTTAATACATAGGTTTGATAGAATTCCTATGGTACGTAAGACAGATGAATTTGTAAGAATTGTTTGGTTGTATGACCAAGGAAAATAAAAAATATGGGAGCTTCATTTAAATATATTCCAGGAACAACGATTCCAAGTATGCACACTCAAGGTGGCATAAATGCTCGTAAGTTTGGTTTTGTAGTAGGTTCTTTAAGAGGGTTTAATAGGAAGATTGCACAAATCAAAGGTTATACTGAAGTAGGATTGTATATGGCTGCGGCACACTTACAAAGAGAAACGGAAGAAACTGAACCTATAACTCCTGTTGGAAAAACTGGTAATTTAAGAGAATCTTGGAGAGTAACAAGAGCAATAGCTTCTACTCCAGAAAATCCTGCTGTTGAAGCTGGGTACACGGCAGATTATGCTGTTTATGTTCATGAGATGACAGAACCTCCTTATGAAGAAGTGAATTGGTCACGCCCACATTCAGGTCCTAAATGGTTTGAAAAAGCTTTTAGAAGGAGTGAAAAGGAAATGATAAGAATTATTGCGGATAATGCAAAATTAGGGACGATATGAATGCAACTGCTGTTGATGTAAAAGAGATGTTGGAGTATTACAGTCAATTATGTGATTCTTCTTCAGCAGATTTTGTAGATTTATATCCTATACATATAGGTAGGGAACCTGCAGAACCAGTCAATACTATTACTATATTTGAAACAGGAGTAATACCTCCTCAATTAACATTAGGAAATGAGTTTTATGAATATCCTACTATTCAAATGAGAGTACGTTCAACCAATTATCAAGAAGGTTGGCGGGTTATAACATTGATAAGAGATTTACTCCACGGCCGGGCAAATGAGACGTGGAATGGTGTTCTATATACTTTGATTCGTTGTTTCAATGGACCAGCTATGTTGGACTTTGACAAAAATCAAAGGGTACGGTTTATTATTAATTTTAATATTCAAAGGAGGTAAATTATTATGGGATGTGTAGCAGGTAGCAGTAATGCCATTTCAGGTGTCGGAACAACCTTTAAACGTTGGGATGACTTGACTGGTGTGTGGCAGAGGCTTGCTGAGATTAACAGCATTTCCGGACCCTCTATGACGAGAGATTTCATTGACGTGACTTCTCTTGATTCAACAGGAGGTTTTCGTGAATTCATTGCGGGTTTTCGAGATGGTGGAACCGTTTCGTTGACTATGAACTTTACCCGTGCCACTTATGATATAGTGTTCGCGGATTTTGAGGATGATGACCCTCACTATTATGAAATTCTTCTTCCTGACGATGATGAAACATCGTTTGAGTTCTGCGGTTATGTAACTGAACTTCCATTGGAAATTCCGACGGATGATAAGATTACTGCCAATGTCACTATCAAAGTATCTGGTAAAGTGACTAAAAATTCCGGATCAGGTTCAAGTAATTAATTTATTTACACTAATCAAGTGTTATTTTATCAATTTATAAATTCTTTAAAAATTAATTAAAATGAGTGAATTAGTATTATTAACGAGAGATGCCCTTCTTCAGAAGGATGATTTAAAAATTGAGAAAGTTGAACTTTCTAGAGGTTTTGTGTTTGTACGTGAAATGACAGGACACGAAAAAGATGTGTGGGAACAGTCAATGTTGAAACAAAAACCATCAGGTGACAAAAGAAAACCTGTTGAGTATGAAACTACTCTTGAAGATTTTCGTGCAAAGCTTGCCGTTGTTACTGTTTGTGATGCTGAAGGTACTCGTCTTTTTAAGCCTGAAGATGTAAAAACATTGAGCAGGATGATGAGTGCAACCAATATGGAAAAAATTGTTGATGTAGCACAAAGGATAAATGCTATTTCACAAAAAGATAGGGATGAGATACTAAAAAACTCCGAAGCCGACCTGGACGGCAATTTCAATTCAGGCTCTGTAGAGAATTAAAGGTATTACATCCTGATATTCTATTGAAAACATTAACGAGTCATCAATTAGCAGAATGGGAAGCATATAATGTATTAGATCCGATAGGTGAAGAAAGAAGTGATTATAGATTTTCTTATCTTTATTCATTATTAACAAATATCGCCATCAGGACATACGGTAAAAAAGGTGCAGAACTTACAAAGATTGATGATTTTCTATTTAAGTGGGGTGTAGATGAAGAAGAAGAGAAAGTACAAAGTCTTGAAGATATGAAAAATGTAATGATGGCTTTGGTAAAATCTCAAGAAAAATCTTCTAATAATAAGGAAAAAAGACGAGTAAGAAAAATACCACCTAAAAAAGAGTAAAATGAATGTAGGTTCTTTGATGATCATCATTGGTGCGAATACAGCGGGATTATCTAGAGCTGTGAGAGATGTTCGTATCTTAGAAAAGCAAGTAATGAGTTCTACTTCAGTAATGAGTGCTGCTCTTGCTTCTTTTGGTAGAAATCTTACTCAGTTTGTAACAATTCCAATGGCTTTAGTTGGTGCAGGAGCCGTAGCTGCTTTTTCTGAATTTGAGTTTAACCTTGCAAAAATCACAGGTCTTGTTGGAATTGCAAAAGACCAAACAAAAGCTTGGGGAGATGAATTGTTAGATTTTGCAGGAAAGGTAGGTAAAGGTCCTAAGGAATTATCAGATGCTCTTTATTATGTAACCTCATCCGGCTTCAAGAGTGCTGAAGCCATGGATATTTTAAAAATCTCAGCACAGGCAGCAGCAGTAGGTTTAGGAGAAACTAAGGACGTAGCTGACATTGTAACCTCGGCTATGAATGCTTACGGAAAAGCAAATATTACAGCAGCACAGGCAACAGACATACTTGTAATGACAGTACGAGAAGGAAAGGGAGAGCCCGCTGATATGATACGTGCTTTTTCTACAGTAATTCCCGTAGCTGCTAAAATTGGATTAAGTTTTGATCAAGTAGGAGCGGCAATGGCTGCAATGACACGATTAGGGACTTCTTCAGCTACTTCTGCTGTCTACCTGAGACAAATGTTATTCACATTATTAAAACCTTCACAAAAAACAGAAACGGCTTTACAAAAAATGAAAACCTCAACTCAAGAATTACGAGATTCTTTGAGAAGTGAAGGACTTTTACCAACGTTAGAAAAGTTAAAGAAATTAACAGCAGAGTATGGGGAAACAATGATGGGTAACGTGTTTCCAAATATTCGTGCTTTTATGGGTGTAATTGACTTAACAGGAGAAAACCTTGAAGAGAATAAAAAGGTATTTGAAGCACTTGCAAAGGCAAGTGGAGCTCTTGACTTTGCTATTGCATCTGTATCAGATACTTGGAAATATCAGTGGAATCAAACCGTAGCACAAGGTAAGGTATTTCTTACACAATTTGGTGAAGTTTTGGCGAGAAATTTATTACCTACACTTAATAATATTAAAGAAGGGTTAGCAAATTTAGGAGCTTTATTTACAGAATTAAATCCATCAGTACAAAATTTAATTATAAAAATAGGTGGAGCTGTTTTGGCATTAGGTCCATTTTTGCTTTTATTAGGTTCTGTTCGTGCAATGTTAGTAGGGATGGTTCCTGTTATTAATTTTGTAGGTAAGGCTCTTGTATTTTTGAGTAATTCAGTATTGGCAATGTCAATACCTGTTAAGGTAGCAGTCTTAGCATTGACAGCACTTTCAATGATTCTGCTAAGTCTTGAAAAACACGCTAAACAAGCCAAGGCAGCGGAATTATCATTGAATAAAATGCGAAATGAAAGTGCAAAAAATGTAGCTCAAGAAGTTGCAGAATTACAGAAATTAAATGCTGTTGCTTTAAATGAATATTCTACTAAAGCAGAAAAAGCAGCAGCAATCAAAAGAATAAATGAACTGTCTCCTGAGTATCTTGGATTCATTAATGAAGAAACCATACGTACAGGACAAGCTGTTCAGGCAATGGATTTATACGTCCAATCTTTGCAAGCGAAAAATGAATTACAATTAATTGGAGCAAGATTAGATGAAATTCAAACTCGTAAGATTGAGTTATTAACAAATGCAACAGCGGTTCGAATAAGTAGATTAGAAGGTTTATGGGTAGCTATAAAAGCAGGAGTTTCTCCACAAACATATGAAGAAAAATTGATGGAGAAACGTGTTAAAATGGGAAATAAATTAATTACGGTTCTTGAAAATGAAAAAGCAGCTCTTGAAAAAAGGAATATACAATTAAAATTAACAAGTTTTAATAGTGATGTTGAAGCAGGTTATGAAGATATTTCAAGAAGGCTTGGAGATATGCAATTTAGTGTAGAGTATGTTTCTAAGAATAAAGCTTCTGTTGAAACTTTAAAAGCTGATATAGAAGCTCAAATGAAATTAATAGAAGATTATACTGAATTCTTAGCTCAACAAGAACGTGAAAGGTTAATGACTGATGCGAAAGGTGCTGCAATGAGGAGAGCAATACAAAAAGCTTCTACAGCTGAGCAAAGAATGTTAGCTCAATCTGTATATGATATCTGGGTACACTCTGTTGTTTCAGAAAATAAAGTTATAAATGAGGAATTACAAAGGAAATTAGGATACTATAATAATTTCTATAATCAATTAGATCTTTTAGTACAAAAAGTTTCAGAAATAAAAATTCCAAAAATTAGTGATGCAGAAGCAGCAGCAACTAAAATGGAAAATTTGTGGGAAGATTTTGCCACAGCGATGCGAAGTGCAAATAATCAAGTAGAAGTATTTGAAGGAAGTTTTGATTGGACTGATTCAGTAGAAGAAAAAGTAAAAGCCATAGAAAGAGTGCTCAAGGGAATTTCCGAATTGCCTAAAATACAATTTGAAGCACAAATGAAGACTTCAAAGGTGCAGAATCTTCAGGAAGTATATAAGATTTTCAAGACCTATGAAGATATGCAAGAAATAATGAAGGATGTTGAGAAAGATCAAGAAGATTTTTGGAAGTCCATTGAAAATGATATGCTTAATTATGTTGAGTCTTTAAGTGAACTTGATACTTTTGAAGGAGTCTTAACAAATCTTGGATTAAATCTTGGGTATTTAACGGTACAGGCTACAAATATGGGAGCCGCTTTTGATCCTGTTACTGCCAAATTAAATTTGTATGAAAAAGCTCTTGAATTATTAGATGGTTTAGTTGGGTTCTTCACAGAAGATCAAAAAGCTATGTATGCAGCAATAGTGAAGACAACCGAAGGTTTAAAGAAGCAAGCTGAATCAATGGATAGCCTTGAAAAAGTTACAAAGAAAATTAGTGAAATTGATGAAAAAATACGAGCATTAGGTGACAGTTCTGAATTTCTTGAGGAGAAATTAACGCTTGCTCAACAGAAATTAAGAATATTGATTGGTGCAAAAGATCTTGAAAATATAGATGAATGGAAAAATAAAGTAAGAGAAGCTGTCTTTGCCGTAGTTGAATTGCAGATGGCTCTTGAAATGAAAAATCTAAAAAACACAGCTATTACTTCATTTTTCACTAATTTAGGTGAGAGTATAGGAAATGCCGCAGCAGGGGCAGAAGGAGCTTGGGACAGTTTATTAATGGGCTTACTTGATATTGTACGACAAATAGGTGAAGTCTTAATTGGTTTAGGAGCTCTTATGATGGCAAATCCACTTACTTTTGGAGCTGGTTTGACCTACGCTTTAGTAGGGGCTGCGATTGTTGCTTTTGCAAGTTATGGCTCGGCAGCACTTAAAAAGTCATCTGATACGCGATCTGCAACGAGAGAAGCCCCTGGGTTTGCAATGGGGGGTATTGTACCTCCGGGTTATCCAAATGATTCTTACCCTGCTATGCTTACTTCCGGTGAAGCTGTTATTCCTGCAAAGAAATTGCCTGAATTTACTAAAGAAAAGGTAGATCTTAATGTAACAGTACAGGGTGTTGTCCGTGGTTCAGATCTACATTACATCATCAAAGAAGTAGATAGAAAATACAAAAATTCTTATTAAAATGGCTTACTGGGGGAACATATATTATGAATTTCGGGATTTTCAAGATCGGAGATATTTAGTAGAATTCTTTGATACTGAAGGTTCTGTTGAATCTTTTGAGATAAAAAACGCACCACCAGAACCTATTTCTATTAACCGTGTTGGTGGAAATAAAGATAGTTGGGATGATTCCGTTATTTTGGCCCAGCAAATGACTTTTAGGTTTTATGTAGAT